TTAAGAAGTGTTTTGATATTGAAAATCTATCAGAAGATAAAGAAAAAACCAAAGAATTATTTCAAACATACGATGATCCACAAAAGAAGAAACATTATCGTAATCTAAGATGTATATTAAACACAAGTAAGCAAAATTCAGAACAAAAATTGGATATAATTAGAGCAAATATTAAAAATGATAATTATCGAAAGAATGCATATTCTGATTTAATTACATCAAATATATATACGACACATAAATTTGCTTTACAATTTATTGATATGTTAGGATTTGATATCAACGATCTATCAAAGACAGTATCTGACGATGATTTTAAAATTCGCATTGAAGATATTAAAGATGCATTTAATGATGAATATAATAATATATGTTATAAGTTTAATTGTAAAATTAGACATAGAAATTTTGTAGATTTAGAAGATAAAGATAGTTCAGCATTTATTAAAAAGATTATTAAATTACAATATGGTTTTGATATTAAGAAAGATAAAGATAGTTATATAATGATTGTTCCATTTGATAGTACCGGAAATATATGGACAAAATTATACGAATATAAAAAAAATAAAAATGTTGAAAATGAAAAATTAAATGATTTGATTGAACCAATTAATATATCTGATAAAATTGATATAGATGATGGATTTATTGAAGATTAATTAAAAAATTTATTAAGTTATATTTAATTCTATGATGAATATTTTATTATATATATATATAACAAAATATAATGCAACAATTTGATTTATCTGCTAGCTCTGAATTAGTACCTATATATAGATCGTTTTTTAAATCTAATAATAAACTAGAAGATGATATAGATATAATATTCAACTCATTAATGATATTCCCATTAGAAAATAAATTAAGATTATTAGTTAGATTATCTAATTATTTAAGTACACAAATTCCATTAACAAAAAATGATAAAACTACAATATTGGTTCATAAAGGATTTTATGATATATTAAATGAAAATATAACATTTGAATTACCTCCATGTACTTTTACTAAAGGTATTTTAATACAAAATATTAATATAGGTACACAAAAAAATCAAGACATACAAAAATATGGTGAAATAATAAATGTAGGTGGATATAAACATGGTAAACCTTGTTTATATGATGTATTATATATAGATTCAAAAAAAAATATAAATATTACACAGGGTTTAAAAGAAAAAGACTTTGAAGTATATCAGTCATGGAAAGGATTAAACATAAACTTAGAATCATTTAAACCTATTTTTAAAGGAGGATTAAAAGGAGGATTCAAAGAACTAAGTGATATCATAGCTGAAATACATAATACATGGGGAATTATCCATTCAAAAAGACCAACTAATTCACTTGGATTTAAATGTAAGGATATATCACACGAGTATATGAATTTTATAGTTACTAATAAGCCGGATATGTATAAGGCTCCTCATAAACCAACATCTCCACTATATAAATATATAGGTTATTCATTATTTTATGAAATACAAAGATTAAATAATGAGTTAAATAATTATCTTATGAAAATATTTGAAAAAAAGAAAACATTACATGATTTTGAATATGATACTTATAGAGCTTCAAGTGATAAAAATATTTTAATTGAATTTAATAGATATATTGAGTACATGCCAATAATATACTATTATGGTGACTGTACATTACATAAAACGAAGTCTGATTCAGTATATCAATATGTTATATATAAATCTTATTATTCATTAGATAAAATGAATGCGACTTTAACAACTAAACAAAAATACTCATTTTTAATTAATAATTTAGATATGTTAATTAAAATATATAATGATAATTGTTTTATTACAAATTTTGATATAAATAGTATTGGTTGGGAGAGTTATAATAAGATGAATGTTAAATTCATTGATTATAATTATTTTTCTATAAGTAATATTAGTCATGCAGATGTAAATTTAGAAACAAGTGGTGAAAATATACGTTTTTGGTCAAGTACTGGTCCAACTTTAGTACCAAATTATTTTAAAAATGAATCTACTGGTAGACTTGGATCTATTGGGCCTGCAAAAATTTCTCAATATAATAAATTCTCTATTCCAGGATTAATAAATTTAATAAAAAAATTAGATATACAAATAAGTCCACCAATTATTAGAGATACTAAAGAAATTGAAACAATTGATCAAATAATTAGTTACTTAAAATTAGATTCATATAATTATGATGAAGTATCAGATTATAGTACAATTAAAACATTTTTTAACACTATACCAGAATATAATCGTAAATAAAACATATATTAAAAATATATTAAACATATATAAATTATTATTTTATAACTTATATATATATATATATACCTGAAATGAATTATGAACAGAAATATCTTAAATACAAACAAAAATATCTTTCGCTTAAAAAGGGTGGAGATCCTTGTAGTAATAAACTAGATGCAATAAAACAAATAATAAATAATCCCTCTACAGATAGCTTTATTAAGATTAAGTTTATTCAAGCATTGTTTATTACTGAACCAAATAAAAGAGTATTACCACCACTTCCACCATCAAATTCACCATCAAAAGCACCCTTATTTCCAGAACCAAAAACACCACCTATCCCACCGCCATATCAACAACCAGTGCAACAACAAGTGCAACAACCAGTGCAACAACAAGTGCAACAACCAGTACAACAACCACAAAATAAAAAGTTAAATCTACCAGTCGAAGATGAAATTGATTTATATATTCCTACACATGGCGGAGATTCTAGTAATATATGGCCTATTATATCAAACAAATGGAAAAAAAATAAAAGACTTGGTATAAGAGGAAAAACAAATCCAGGTTTAAATTTTATAATTGTTGAAAAAAATCCTAATAAGAATGATGCGCCAATCTTAGGAAGAGGTACATTTACTGCAGTGTATCAAATTAGTAATGTATTTAATAAATTAGATACAACTAAGTATATATTAAGAATTTATGAAAGAAATATAGATCTATTTACAAAACATTTTATGTATAATCCAAAGATAGTCGATGAATATGCGAGATATAATGATTATCTAATTAAGATATATTATTTTGGTCAACTAAAGACTATATTTAGTAAATTTAAATACATTGAAGATGAAAATGACAACGATAATGATAATTATGTATTATCTAGAGGAAATAAAGAATATGTATTTGATTATGCAATTACAAAAGTATATAATACAGCTACATTTGATAAAAATAATATTGTAAATAATTTAAGTAACATAGATAAATTTACATTTTTATATAATAATGTTATACTGTTAAAAAGGTTAGCAGATAATAATGAATTTCACGCAGATTATAAAATTGCAAATGTAGGTTGGGATAATCCAAAAACATTAAATGTTATTATGATTGATTATGATGATGAAACTATACAAAAAGCTCTACCATCTAATAAGAAATTACATTCTGATCGTGGAGGTATTGTAAGTCAACAAACTTATTCGTCAACTTATATACCAGAATATCTAAAAGATGATAATGATAATTTATTACAAAAGTATACAGCAAATAAATTCATTAAATATTCTGTAGGTGGATTATATATGATAATGTTACATTTAGATATTAAATATAATCAAATTAGTGTAAAAATTCCTAATACATTATCTTTAAAAACTATTATTAGTAAACAAATTAGTATACTAGATATGGTAAATTTAGGTGATAGTATACATCTAAATCATAAAAACTATGACTTAATACCTACTTATGATGAAATTATTTCTATATTAAATTTTATTAAATCTTCTGGATATGTTTCTTAAAAAAGTAGCTAAAAAAGTAAAAAAAGTGAGAAAAAATGAAAAAATTTTGTAAAAAAATCTTTTTTTTGAAAAACAGTTTTTTGAAAAATCTCAATATTTTATTTCACTTTTTTTAAAACTCACACTCTCTTACTTTTTGGGTCCTTGTCCAAAAGGTAAGATTGCATATTAGCCAAGTGTTTTTATTATTATTTAATTTATTTAGTATAAAAGTATATCTTAAAATATTATTTTTCCAAAAGGTAAATTTTTTGTCCAAAAGGTAAATGGTATATAGCATTTTTATTAGATTATAATTATTAAAAGATATTATTATTATCTAAAATTTAGAACTATTATTGATTTTATAAATTTACCTTTTGGACAAATGAATTTACCTTTTGGACAAAAAATTTACCTTTTGGACAAATTCATTTACTTTTTGGAAAAATAATATAAAACTTATATTATATTAACAAATATGGATATAAATAATAACGATAACACAAACTTATATATATATAAATGTGAATTATGCACAGAGATGTTTAAAACTAAGAAAACTCTAGAAAAACATCAAGCTAAAAAAAATAAATGTAATACTACAACTGAATTTCAATGTCAAAAGTGTCAAAAATTCTTTAAATATAAAAAAAATTTAATTGAGCATAATACAAAAAATAAGTGTCAGCCAAAAAAAATAGTAGTATATCAAGGTACAACTGACATAATTCCTACTTCATCATCGGATGTAATTTCAAATTCAAATAAACTCGATCTTAACTCAGATCTAAAACTAGATATAATTGAATCAATTAATATAGTTCTTACATCTGAATTTAATGTTGATGAAAAAGTTGATTTACTAAGTTCTTTAATAAATATTGAGCCATCAAAAATAAAAATAATAATAAATAGTGATCTTAAAGATGAAGAAAAATTAAAATTAATAAATAGCTTGAAGAATACAAATAAACAATTAAATAAAGTTGGGGTATTAAATAATGGTCAGGTAAATAATGGTGTAATTAATACTAGTACTCATACAGTTAATCATTTAAATAATACGACAAATATTCAAATAAATAATTTTGGTAAGGAAAATCTAGATTATTTAGATAGTGAGTATTTTAAAGATCTTATTCTTAATAATCATATAGAAAAAGCATATATGAAATTAACAGAAGATATATATTTTCATAAAGATCATCCAGAAAATAAAACCATTAAAATAGAAAATTTAAATAATAAATACGCATTTGTCTATAAAGAAGGGATATGGAAGGGAATTCTTAAATATGAGCTTAAAGAGTTACTCCATAATAAAAATTCTCAGCTATTAAAGGTACATTGTAAAAAGCTAAGAAATATATTGGATACTGCCAAGAAAAATAGTATTAGTGTTTTTCTAGCAAGAGATTATGACGGAGATCCACATTTAAAGGACATGAATGATCGAATGGTATTATTATTCTATGAAGGTAAACCAAAGAGTGAGATTTAATTCAGATTCATCCATTTTTATATTACAATATAAATATATATTAATATTATTATATAAATACCATATATATGAATAATTTAACAAGTATATTACCTAAAATAGAACAACCAAAAAACATAAAAATTCAATTAAAAGAACATCAAAAAACAGGAATATTTCATATGCGAAAATTAGAAGATGATAGATATATTGGTCATGATTATGATGAAGATGGATTTTATCTATCACCATATCAATTAAAAACACTTGGATTACAAGCAAATGATATAAAAAGCATAAAAATTTATACATCTTATGGAATATTAGCAGATAAAGTAGGTAGTGGTAAGACACTAATGATTGTCGGACTAATTAATAATAAAGTTCAACTACCAGATACAGATAAGATCCTATCATCTGCACTATATAGTAGTATTCATATTAAAGATAGTAAAAAATGTTTAAAAACAAATTTGATATTAGTACCTCATTCATTGACTACACAATGGAATGATGCATTTAAACAATCCAAATTAAAATATTATATTATATCTAAACGTAAAGATATTGATTATTTAGAATTTGATGATTACATTGAGGATATATGTGAGGCTTTAGTTATTGAAAAAGAACAATGTTTACAATATTATGATGCAATCATATGTAGTGCAAATATGTTTTCAGATTATTATGATAAATTTAAAAATACTAAATATAGTCGAATAATTATAGATGAAGTACTACAAATTAAATTACCAGCAGATTTTAATTGGTGTTGTAACTTTGCTTGGTTTGTAACTGCAACCCCAAGTGGATTATATACAGTAAGAAGACATTATATTAGGGAATTAATTGGTGGTATGTCTGCATATCATAATTTATTAAGTATAAAAAATAATGATTCTTATGTTAGTGAATCAATGAAACTACCTGATATAATATTTAAAAAAATCATTTGTTTAACACCAAAAGAACTATTAGCAGTCAGAGATTTAATTCCTAATGATGTAATTAATATGATAAATGGAAATAATATTCAAGAAGCCTTAAAAAAGTTAAACTGCAATATTGATACCAATGATAATATATTTAATATATTAACAAAGAGAACAAAAATAGATATAGAAGATGAACAAGCTAAATTAGAATACATAAATAAGAAGAATTATGTAGATCAAAAACTTAAGGATGAAAGTATAAAATCGAGCGAAGAAAAGATAAAAAAGTTAAAAGATAGATTACAAAATATTAAGGAGAGAATTGATAACTTCAGTGAAGATAATTGTCCGATATGTTTTGAAAATAGTAATAAACCTGTAATAGTAAGCTGTTGTAATAATATTATTTGTTTAAAATGTATTGTTAATGTAAAGAATTTATGTCCATTTTGTAGAATTAAGATTACAACTGATAAGATGAATATACTTGATAATAATTTTAAGAATAAAGTTGAAAAAGATGTTAAAGAAGAAAAATTAAAAAATAAAATTGTTAATTTAATTGAAATTATTAAAAATAAGAAGGAAGGGAAATTTCTAGTATTTAGTTCATATGATGAGACATTTAATGATATTATAAAAGAATTTGATAAAAATAAAATTACATATTCAACTATATTAGGAGCAGTAAGTCATATTAATAACGTAATTAATGATTTTAGTAGTGGTAAGATAAATGTAGTTATGATGAATGCAAAACACTATGGTTCAGGATTAAATTTACAAATGGCAACTGATGTTATTATATATCATGAAATGCAAAAAGAATTAGAAACTCAAGTTATTGGTAGAGCTCAAAGATTAGGAAGAAATGAACCATTAATAGTTCATTATTTACTACATGAAAATGAAAAATGCAATAGTAATGCAAATCTAACATATGAACAGAATGACTATGAACAACAGAATGATGCTCAAGAATTTGATTTAAATGATGATAATGACATTTAAATTACAACAACTTACTATTACACGTTTTAGATATTCAATTTAAGAGGATTTAGGTAATGCATGTTCTGCCATTATAGATGGTACAACATATCTATCAAACATAATATAGGCTCCAATTATAGCATAACAAACTAATAATATAATGATTAAAATTATAGTAATGTATATTAATTTTTGTAAAATAGATTTATCTTTTTTTGAAAGATTAATAGCCATATTATTTTCCATTTATTTAATATATATATATATTAAATATTATATTTTTTAATAATTTTTAATAAATTATTAAAAATAATTAATTAGTTGACTTTTTAACTTTTATATGGTTTATTTTCCTAATAAGCTTTTCACCATACTTGCAAAAATGTCTGTTTGATTAGTTAACACTAATAATATTAAATCAAGTAATGTTGCAAATATAGATAGAATAGTCTTTATAATTTTTAATACTAGCGGTAATTTAGTACTTTTTACAGGTTGTATTTTACCAATTTTACGACCATCTAATTTATATCCAATTAATTTTTCAGATGATGTTATTACTACTTTAACAGTCTTATCATATAATAAACTAGATATATATCCGGTTAATAATAAAATGAATGTACCAATAATCCTAAAAAAATTATAATCACTTGATTTCATTCTTGCTTTCTTATCAAAAGGTTTAATTAATGTATTAAATAATGATCTATAAATTGAGTTTAAAAAATTATTATATCCTTTTACAGCATCATCTGCTTGACGTGTTGTTCCAACGATTCCTCTATCTAGATCACGCGATAAATTATCAATTACAGATCTTTGTCTATTATCAATTTTTTCTACTACATTATCAATCTCTCTTGCGATCTGATTTACAGTAGTAGTTTCTCTTGTTTTAATCTTATTAATTACATTATCAATTTCTACCGATACATAGTTTACTAATTGATCTTTCTTATTATTAATTCTATCAATAATATTATCCATTTCAGATGTAACTGTATTTACAGCGTTATTTTGTTTAGTATTAATCTTATCTAGAATATTATCCATCTCAGATGAAACTGTATTTACTGCATTATTTTGTTTAGTATTAATCTTATCTAAAATGTTATCCATTTCAGATGTAACTGTATCTACAATAGAATTTCTTTTGATATTAATATTATTTAATATACTGTCAACTTCAGTTGAAACTGTATTTACTGTTTTATTTTGTTTATTATTAATTGTATTTATAATATTATCCATTTCATTTGTTATTTTTTGGATAGCATTATTTTTCTTTTTTGTTAAGTCATCTACAGCATAATCAACGACTGCTGATGAAATATTCATTGCAGCATTAATATTATTACTTAATTTTGTGGTATCTTTTATTGACTTTTCATTTTTTGTATTGATTGCATTTAATGTTTTATAAATATTAGAATTTATAGTATTCTGAATGTTTCGAGTTACATTATTTACATTCTTATTAATATCAGATAGTCCTGAATTTAAACTAGTATTAGATGATAATACGGATTTTTCTGCAGTTGATCCAACTGTATCTATAACATTATTTATAGCATTTTTTCCTATATATAGTCCATTTACTACAGATTTATTTATATCATTCGTAAAATTTTCTAAAAAATTCATTCTTCTATATTATTTATAGTCATATAAAATTTTTTGGAATTCTCAAATACAGTTTTTCCTAAAAATGAAAGTAATATTGTTGGACCCTTAACTAACATAGAAACTATAAATACAATAAAATCATGAGCTAATAATCCAACACCATAACCAGCATTTACTATAATTTTAACTACTAAACTAAAGAAATTTATTACAATATCAACTATAGTGAATCCAGAACCAGCAGATATCTTAACCATGTTAGTAAATTGATCCATTAAATATAATAATGCTCCTGTAATTCCATCATAACTTATTTTAGTTAATACACCGGATGTTGTTATGACAGTACTGTATATCCCAACTAAACCATCAAATCCCATTTTACCCATTGTACCAATTGTAGATCCAACAATGTTAAATGATCCTATAGTACCATCAGTGCCGTACTTACCAAATGTACCGAGTGTAGTACCTAAACTATTAAATGTACCGATTGTAGCATCTTGACCAACTTTACCAATTGTACCTATTGTAGTACCTAAACTATTAAATGTACCAATAGTAGCATCTTGTCCAACTCTACCAAGTGTTCCAACAGTAGAACCTAAATTATTGAATGAACCAATTGTAGCATCTTGTCCAACTCTACCAATTGTACCAATAGTAGTACCTAAACTATTAAATGAACCAATTGTAGCATCTTGTCCAACTTTACCAATTGTACCTAATGTAGTACCTAAGGTATTAAATGAACCAATTGTAGCATCTTGTCCAACTCTACCAATTGTACCTAATGTAGTACCTAAGGTATTAAATGAACCAATTGTAGCATCTTGTCCGACCTTACCAAGTGTACCTACAGTTGTACCTACTGCTCCAAGGGTAGTAGCTGCAACATTTGTTGATACTACACCAACAATACCAAGAGATTGTCCTAAAGAAACAATTATATCTTTTATAAAATTAGAGGTTAATCCTGTAGTTATTTGTAACATTCCAAGGATAGAACTTATTGTGCCTAATACAAACATAGTTAATCCTTCTCCAGTTAATAATGCACTTTTACCAAGTATAGTTACTATTTGTGCTATAATTGTTAAAATATATACTATTAATGGTATTAATAATTCAGTTACTACATAATGACCGAAATTAAAAAGTGTTGGTGATAAAACAATTATAATACCAATAACAATAACAATTAATACATATCCTAATACTAGTTTTAAATTATCTTCAACCTTTTTAAACACTTCATTTTCAAAAGGTTCTTTCAAATTTGAAAAACTTTCATCTATTTTTTTTCTAGCAGCTTCTTCAGCTTCTTCCTTTTTTCTTGCTTTTTCATCTAGAACAGCTCTATTTTCATCAGAAATTGCACTGGATTCACCAGCAGCTTTAGTTTCTTCATTATCACTTAATCTTTTCTGTTCTTCAATTGGTTTATTTACTGGTTCTAAACCTGAAATTTTACATTTTCTGAAAGTATATATATCTGGTTTTTCTGTTGTATCTTTTGTCATATATATGGTGCATTTTTTTTTTCTATATAAAAATAAAAATAGTTTACAACATCCTTTTAATGAATCTAAATCTTCAAAAATTTTATCATTTTTTAAGTCCTGATCAGTAAAATTTTCTATATCAATACCTTCAATTAATGTATCATCTGGATTTTTATTTATTTCTTTATCATCAATAATTTTTACACAAGTATTAAAAAATAGTATTTCTTGTTTTCTATCTAATGGTCCTGTTATAATACGTTTTCTTAGAAATTGTTGAAGTATTTTTATATATATAAAGTTAAAAACTGTATCAAATAATTGAATTGATCCTTCTATTTTAGCACCCGGTATTTTTCGTAATTCAGCAGGTAATGTATGATATATCATTGATTTATTTAATGAGCTCACTAAAGCAACATATTTTTTATCAATTAATGTTGGTAGTCCAATCCATACCCTTTGATAATAATCAACTGCTTGTGCTTGTATTACAAAATCAGTATCTAGATTTTTCTTTCTTAATTCGTCAAATTTCAAATCAACTAATTTATCAATTAATGAAACTACTTCTGGCGAAACTGGTACACCTTGTGGTGATATCTTTCTGTATGGTACTGCATTTTCCAAAAAATTCATTAAAAATAATTTATAATTTGTAATTGCTCGAGCTTCCCGATCAAATGCTGGTACGACTGTTAAAAGTTCATAACTACCAATTAATACTGCCGTAGTCTCTTTAGGATTAAATGTATTAATTGTTTGACAAAATTTTTTATACACTTCACAATCATACCCAACTACAACTTTTATTATCTTTGGAGGCCTTGACCAAACAAACATTGGGCCATATACTGGTTTCTTTTTTATACATCTATCTTCACAAACCTCTTGTGAAGATGGGGCATTCCATACCTCCTTAAGATATTCAGTATATCTTGCAACCTTATTTTCATTTGCTGTTATAGCAGGTTCACGACTTTGACTTCCACCCATTATTATTTACTATATCTTATGTATATAAAAAATAATGAGAAAATAAATAAAACTGTACAAAATATATAAATATAATCAGAATTGCTTAATTTATTAAAATCTATATTGTCTTGTGTAAATCCTTCTGTAGATTCACCACCACTTTCTCCACCGGTTGTTTGAGTTGCTCCCCCCTCTGAACTTGCACCGTCGCTTCCCCCCTCTGAACTAGCTCCAGCATCATCACCTTCTTGATTACTTTCTCCTTTACTTTCGCTATCCTCGCCACCTGCTTCACTTTCTTTATCACCTTCTTTATCACCTTCTTTATCACTATCTTCTGTATCTGCTGGTTTTGATATTGGAGCATTTGCAATATTACATATTCTTTCGTAAATTTTTGAATATCTTTCTTTCTGTGCATCAGGTGGTAAAGTATTATATGCTGCACAGTCATTTACTTTTGTATTCCAAATATATAATTTACATCCTTCAACTAAACTTAAATAATCATTAAATTGTTGTGTCTTGCTTACTACATTATCATCAAATCGAAGTTTACCTTTTTTTACTTTTACACATAGATTTAATACTTTAATTTTAAATAGAGCATCATCCTGACCAGGTACCATATTTTGTGACTTCCAAAAGTTAGTTACTCTTGGTTCAATATATTCAATTACTTGACTAACATTCCTACGATTACTTGGTACATTTAATGCTGCAAGTGATTCCATAGGTAATATAGCATTATATTTATTTGCTGTTTCAACTACTTTTTTTAAATCTGATTTTTTAATAGGTACTTTTGTAATTGCAAATTGTCTAAAAACTTGAACTGATGCATCAATCGCTTTTGCTTTTTTCCCTTGAGATTTTAAGTCTACTGATGTAGCTGGTTCAACAGGTTTATTTAATATTGATGAACCTCTCTTTAATTTTGCTTTTGCTTCTGCCTTTCTTTGATCCATATAAATCTTATATTATAATATAATATATTAATATCAAAAAATTAATTGATATTAATATTAAAAATTAAATATTTTTAATTAATCATTTTTGTTCTTTATATAAAACTGCTCTTGCAAATTTAACTACTTCATCTACAACACTATTAAATTGATCATAAAAGAAATATAATGCAATTAATGCTACTGATAATACAACCACTGTTAAAGATATAATTAAATTAGGTTTGTTAATTACTTTATTTACACTTGATGCAGAGTCAGTAAATATTAAGTTTACATCTTTAACCATACTACCTAATTTACTTACTGCTTTTAGATCTTTAAAATCTGTATTTTTATCATCTGGAAATGTAATTAGACCAATACTGCCTAAAAGTAAAAACGGCAAACTTAAGATCATATCAATAGTTTTTGCAACAAATCTAATAATTGATACAATAAATTCTAGGATCTTACCAATAAATGCAAATAATGGTCTTAGTGGACTTACAAATATTTTTAATACGTTTCCAATAGGTTTAAAAATTGGCAATAATATTTTCACAGAAATGAAATCTACAAGTATTTTTGCAAGCTTTCTCAATATAGATAAAATTGGTGACATTATTCCTTTAAGAATAGCTGTCAATAGTGACATAAATGCTTTAATAATTAAATCAAAGAAAGGTTCGATAGTAACAAATTTTTTTGAAGATGCTTGAATTGCAGATTCTGCTTTTTCTTCAGCCCTTCTTGCTCTTTCTTCGGCTCTATTTAATCTTTCATTTATATTATTGTTTGATGAATTATTAGAAGTTTCACTCATTATCTAAATATATATATACTTTATAAAATAACTTTTCAAATAATCATTTTAATTCCAACAAAAACAATTGCCATTGCTATAGACATTATTAATATTAAAAAAACTTTTTTTAATTGTTTTATTTTAATTGATTCTTTCATGAATTTAAATACATCTTTAGATAAATTTGATATTTTTTCAATAATTGTATCTAATTTTTCTAATATTGAATCTAAAGTAATATCAAATTTATTATACATTTTTACAATTGATGATTCTTTTGGAGCACTATCTTCTGTTTCTACATCTGGTGCAGATGTAGTTTGTCCTAATAAAGAGTCTAATACAATATCTGGATTATCATATACTTGTTTAAGATATGAATCTCCACTACTTCCATTTATACCTGCTCTGCCGGATCTACTAGATCTATAATTTGTACGAACTTCAGTTACTTCCTCAGTATCTTCATTATTATCTCTATTTTGTCTTCTTGATCTACGCGGTCTTCTTGATCTTGGTTGTCTTTGACGAGATGCTCTATTTATACTAGGTTGTGATACTTCAGAAGATTGTGATTGTGACACTTGAGAAGATTGTGATTGTTGAATAGGTTGTACCTGTTGCACTTGTGGTTGTTGTGGTTGTTGTGGTTGTTGTGGTTGTTGTGGTTGTTGTGGTTGTTGTGGTTGTTGTGGTTGTTGTGGTTGTTGTTGTTGTGCACGTTCTTGTCTTCGTCGTTGTGCTCGTTGTTCTAGTTGTTGTTGTAGTTGTTGTTGTTGTTGTTGTTGTTGTTGTTGTTGTAGTTGTTGCTGCTGTTGTTGTTGCTGTTGTTGTTGCTGTTCTTGTGCTCGTATTTGTTGTCGGTTTGCTCGTTGTTGTTGTTCACGTTGTTGTTGTACTAATCTAGCTTGTTGTATTCTTGCTTGTATTTGAGCCATTGGATTAAAACTAAAATATTCAGTTAATTTATTAGTCATAAATTAAATAAGAAAATAAAAAATAATGTATAAATTAAATCAATTTTAACTAGAAATTATGAAAAGAATTTATCTTTAATTGAATTTGATAAGTCTATAGCATGTTTAAGACCAAAGAAAGTTAAATAAATTGCTCCAAGTATTATACATGTGACAAAGAATCCTTGTAGATTACTCTTTTGGGTTACTTCTTCGGTTAGTCTTATAGTTTCTGTCATTTTATTTATTAAAAATTCAATTATCTTAGTAATTACATTAATCGCCTTAACAATTAATATAAACACATCCTTGATTTTCATAAATAGCATTCTTATTGCTTCAAATAAAGTATTTCTAAATTCTTCTGAAAAGAATAAATCTCTAAATCTAAATGGATTGATATTTGCAATTAAATCAAAGAAAGTAATTATATCATTCCAAGGTGTATAATTTTTATTACATCGTGTAGAGCCAAATCCAGTAATTTTCATTATATTACATATTACACTCCAACCAAATATTGCAAGTGATATTGGTAATGAAACAATATAATTAATTAGTACTACAATCGGACGAAGTATAGAGTATAATCCTTTTAATGCATCTCTTATTGGCTCTAAATAACTATCAATTGCACTAATAGGACCTTCGAATATAGCACCAATAATTTTTAAAACAGCTTCTATCATCATTTCAATAAATGATATAGGAACTGATAATAATAAATCTGCTAGTTCATCACCTTCAGAACTCATTTGAGAAACCATTTCAAGTGCTTTTTCTCCTTTTGTACCACCTTGTTTAAGTAAATTATCTTCTGAATCATCATCATCAATACCCATATCTGATAATTTTATATCATTATCGATACTATATTTTGAATCATCCTCTTTTATTACTGGTGGTATATACACATCAAGATCTTTTTCATCAGGTTCTTCTTTTTTATTAATACCTTCGGGATCATCTAAAAGACTGTCAATTTCTTCATCAGTTAAAACCTCGTCGTCTTGCTCATCATCTTCGAATAAATCATCCATTTGAGTCTTTATTGGATCATAGTCTTCTCCTTCTGCAGGTTCATCATCCGCTTCATCAATTGATTCATCATTTATATCTTCTTTTTTAACGGAATCTAATGACTGTTCATCTCTTCTTATAGGAGGTACCTTAATATTATTATCTTTTGATACAGAATCTGATCCAACGTCCGATCCAGTCCCAGTATTTTGCGAATCCTTATCTTCAGGAGAAGTATTTTGTGAGTCAGATGCTTGATTAGTTGGTTGTTCAGATTCTGTATTTTGATTATCAGTATCTTCAAAAGATTCTATATTATTATTATATAAATTAGTAAAGAGTCTACTCATATATTAATTTGATATAATAAATTATAAAAAATAAAACAATAAAAAGAATTAGATACTAGAATACTAAAATGTTATAACAAATTTATATTTTTCAATGAGTTAAGGAAAGTATAAAAAATTGAAATAGTAAATAATTTTAAATAAAACAAATTAGAGTATATTATTAAAAAATACTAATTAAATGGGCATTAAAAATTTGAGCTCGATTATTACAACACATGCACCGAATAGCATAACAAAAAGAACGTTCAAAGATTTAATAGGAAAAGTAGTTGCAATTGATGCTGCAATCCAAGTTTATGCTTATGTAATTGCACTACGCAATAATGCTGAAGATATTAAAAATATATATGGTGAATCAACAAGTCATATACATGCAGTTGTAAGTAAAGCATTATTATTAATGGATAATGGAATTACTCCAATATATGTTTTTGATGGAAAGCCACCAGCACTAAAACATAATACTCTTGATAAACGTAGAGAAGTTCGAGAAACAGCCAAAAAAGAAATGGATGAAATGGATGAACTCGGAGAAGATGATATTGAACGTAAAACAAAACTATTTAAAAAATCAACTGTAATTACATGGAAACAAATGGAACAATGTAAAGAGGTATTAAGAGCAATGGGTATAAAAGTTATAGATGCACCAGAAGAATCAGACTCTCAATGTGCATATTTAACTAAAGAATTATTTGCATATGGTGTTGGATCAGAAGATATGGATATTCTAACATTTGGAGCCAAAAAATTATTGAGAAATATATCATCTTCAAAAAAAAATGAAATTATTGAATATGATCTATCAAAAATTTTGGAAGAATTAAGATACACGCAGCAAGAATTTATTGACTTGTGTATTTTACTTGGCTGTGATTATGTAGAACATATTGATGGTATTGGACCAAAAAAAGCTAAAGATATTATAGATGAATATCGTAGTATTGATAACTTTCTATTAAAATCTCCTGATATCAAAAGTGGTAAATATTCAATAGATGAGGATTATCTTGAAACTGTACAAGAAGCAAGAGATTATTTTTTAAATGGTCCTGCTGAAGTTTTTACTACAAGTCAATTAAAATTAGATAATATAAATCAACGCAAACTCAAAGATTTATTGATTAATAAATATTCATATAGTAAAACTAAAGTTGATAAAATCATTCAAAAAATTATTAACTCGTAAAAAGTTGAAATTCATTTATATTAAAATTATAATCTTAATAGAATAATCTAGTATAGAATCTAATTAAGATGGAAAAGGAATTAGATCTTGGTAACATTGAATATAAACGTTTTATAAAATTTAGTACTCCAAAGAGACAAGGATCATTAATTTCACAATTAAAATTTAGATTGAAAGAAGGTAATGGATTCTGTATATACTATATTGGTCTTGATAATAGTGGGGATATATTTCAGATTGATACTGATTGTTTTGATAATTCATTAGAAAATCTTAAATTTATGTGTAATAAAGTTAATGCACATATTATCTCTATACTTAAGAAGTATCCAAAAAAAGAAGAAAAATCTAATATTTTTTACTATGAGATAAAAATTGGTGATAATATACCAGAAGATGAATATAGAGTATTAAATATATGTACAAATGATAAAATAATTATGAATATTTATGAAAAACATAATTATAATTATAAAGCTGATAAGAAATCACTTGAATTTGTAGGTATTGGCATTGGAGATGATAATAATATTTTGAATAATGATGAACATTCTATATATGATATAAAAAAGAATTCAAAAACATTATTATACTTTATGAATATATCTTATAATCTAAATAAGATTATTCAAAATATATTAACATTTAAACCACATCTAGTAAATTTTGAGAATTGTAATATTGATTCATATTTTTATAAAAGTGAATTTGAATCAATTTATGAACTTAAAAAAGTGAATTTAAATTTATTACAATTATTTAAATTAATGAATATCAGTTATACATTTGAAGAAAATATTATAGAGAGAATCCATGATTATAAAGAAATATTAGTTAATCATCAAGATTCGAAGAATGCTATTAGTTATTTAGATGTATTATTTAATGGTAGTTTATTAAATGATACGAAGATATATGCATTCATTACAAATAAATCAATAATAGATAAAGATAATCTATATTTGCATTCAGCAAACGGTTCTAACAAACTAGATATAATTGATATTCAACATATTGGTCAATCAAGTTTTAATATTGAAGTTGATAAATTAATATCAATTTCAACAAAAATTAAGATTAAACCAGACAATCATATTTGTAATGATATAGACTGTAAATGGAATGATTTATTAAAAGATGAAATAATTTATGATATAATTAATTTAAAAAATTTATATTATACAAAAAAGGATGACTATGTAGCATATTATAAAAGTGAAAAATTAAAGATTCAATTTAATGATACTCATATAAAATTAAATAAAAAGGTAATATTAGACGAAAAATATTTAATTATTAATCTAGTAGATGAATATCTATTAGTTAATGTCCTCTAATATCTTTTAGTATTTCTTAATTGAACTAAAAGAAAAAGATTTAAAAAGATTTAATTTATTTATAATTTATTTATAAATGTATTATATAAAATTATGCCTGATTCTGTAACAAGTGCTTTTTCAGAAGCTTCCGAAAAAACTTTCTCAATTTTTGGAGATTCTAATAGAATTGTATTTATTGGTTTAGTAGTGCTATTATTTTTAATTATTAATAACATAGTAATATACATATTATATGTTAAATTAAGAAGAACAATTAACACCTATTGTGATAATAAAAAATTAAATAAATTAAATAAATAAATTCTATAAGCTAATGACTTTATATTTTATTCATTTGTAGTTGAATCATTATTGTAATCAATTACATCGTTTAGATCTCCTTCTGATTGAGTTGTCGTATTCATAATAACATTGTTATAATATTTTATATCAATATTTGCATTTTGCTTATTTATTACATTATCTAAAAATTGATCTATTTTAAATAATACATCATTCGTTAAATCATTCATATTAAAAAATACACCATTATTATTTTGTGTTATTTTAATACCAGATGTTTTTAATATTTTGTATATCTGTTTATAATGCACTTTTGATGTTATCTTTTCTATCTTTTTAACAATATCTTTTTTTTCACTGTGAGAATAAACTTTTATATCCATAGTCTTTATAATATTTTAAAAACTATACTTAAACAAAAAATTTTAAATAGCATTTAAAATTTTTTTACTAAAAATAAAGAAAAAAATTGTCACAACCGGGAATCGAACCCGGGTCACCAGCTTGGAAGGCTAGCATTCTACCACTGAACTACTGTAACAATTTAATATATTAGTATTTTCTTATATTGATATTTTTTATATTATTTTACATTTTATATTCTAATTTTTTTAAATTCTATTTTTTTTATTTTTTATTATATGAGTGAAAGTGAAGATGATCTTTTATCTTTAATGAAGAAAGAATATAGATATCCAGTAACATCCGATGATAGTCTTCAGTCTAAGATATATAAAAAGCGTGAATTTTATATAAATAAGGTACCACCAAGAGATAAAATGGAAACATATGAAGATATAAAAAAATATCGCGATAATGTTTGTGGAAATAAATTTACATTGAAATCACAACAGGTATTTGTTTCAAATTATTTAAATCCTGGAACTCCTTATACTGGTATGTTAATATTCCATGGTACTGGTACCGGCAAAACATGTGCTGCAATAGCAATTGCAGAAAATTTTAAAGATCAAGTAAGACGTTATGGAACCAAGATTCATATATTGGTATCCGGGCCTATGATTAAAGAACAATGGAAGTCCGAATTAATTACCTGTACAAAAGATACATATATTAATTCATCTATTTTACAATCTGGATTTATTAATAATGAACTAAAACAACAAATCCAACGTGATGCAATTATGAATGCCTTACAACACTACCGTATTGTATCATATCGTAATTTCTATAGACGCGTACTTGGTGAAAAAATAACAGATAAAGAAGTAACAAGTGAAGGTAAAGTATTAAAAACATATAGAAAGAGTATTGAAGGTGACATTGAAAGAGATATATCAGTTGATAAATTAGAAAATTTAGATAATACATTATTAATTATTGATGAAGCACATAACTTAGTTGGTAATGACTATGGTAAAGCATTAAAAAAAATTATTGATAATTCAAAAAATCTAAAAGTTATACTTCTAACAGCAACTCCAATGACAAATTATGGAGATGAAATTGTAGAATTAATTAATTATTTACGTCCATCAAATGATCAAATGGATCGAGATAAAATATTTACAGCAAATAAAAATCACTTAATGAATTTTAAAGATGGTGGTCCCGAATATCTCAAAAAGATGCTAAATGGATACATTAGTTATTTTAGGGGTAATGATAGTTTAGTATTTGCAAAAGGTCTTGACATTGGTGAACAAATTAAGGAATTATTATTTACTAAAGTTGTTAGATGTTACATGAATCCATTTCAGAGAGAAGTATATCTAAAAACTCTTGAGGAATATTCTAAAGATTCTTTAGATAAGGAATCGACCGCCAGTGCAAATTTTGTATTTCCGGTATTAGATGAAGCAAAAAAGGATGTAATTGGAGCATATTCAAAAGATGGTATTAATGTTGTATTAAATCAATTAAAAACTAGTCGTGAATTATATCTAAAGAAATTAAATGAAAAATTTTTTAATAATAAGATTACAAATATAAATGAAATTTTAAGAGAGAGTTCAAATGGTACAAATGTAAGCGGATTGATATTACATGAATCAATGCTTAAAGTATTTTCAACTAAATTTTATGAAGCATTAGTAAATATTAATAATTTAGTTGAAGGGAAAGAAGGGTCAAAAACTTGTTTTGTTTACTCAAATTTAGTTAAAGTTGGTATTGATTTATTCCAAGAAGTATTAAAAGCAAATGGTTATTTAGAATTTAGAGATGATGGATTATATGCATTAACTGATTCGGTAAGAGAGTACAAAACCGGAATGTTATACGGTGATCATAAAAAGAAATATAATAATGAGAAGTTTTATCCTGCAACATTCTTAGCATTTACTGGAGAAACTGATGGTGAAGAAGTTGTTCAACCAGAAGAAAAAAAAAGATTATTAAATATTTTTAATTCTTTACAAAATAAGGAAGGAAGAAATGTAAAATTAATATTAGGATCAAGAGTAATGAACGAAGGTATTACTCTTGAAAATGTAAGAGCTGTACATATTTTAGATGTGCACTATAACTTTGCAAGAGTTCAACAAGTAATTGGTAGAGCAATTAGATTATGTAAGCATTACAAAGTAATGACAGAAGAAGATCCATATCCTGAAGTAAAAATATATAAATATGTTGTAAGTCTTGGAGAAAATAATCCTTATAAATTATCAAATGAAGAGGATTTATATAGAAAAGCTGAATTAAAATATTTATTAGTTAAAAAAATAGAAAGAGGAATTAAAGAATCAGCAATTGATTGTCCTATAAATTATCATGCAAATGTATTTCCTGAAGAAGTCGATGCATCAAAAGGATGTCGAAATCCTATACATAAAGGTGATGCTAAATTGTGTACAATGTTATGTGATTTTGAAGAATGTGACTTTAAATGTTATGATCATCAATTATATTTAAGATATTATGACAAGGATCGTAAATTATTTAAGAAAATTGCAAAAGATGAACTAGATTATACTACTTTTACAACAGAAACTGCTAAGAAGGAAATTATTGATTCTAAAGAAAAGATTAAAGAATTATTTAAATTTAAAATTGTATATAGTTTAGATCAAATTTTAGAAAGAGTTAAAAGAAAGTTTGTTGGAGAACAAAAAGAATTATTTGATAATTTCTTTGTTTATAAAGCATTAGATTCATTAATACCAATAACCGAAAATGATTTTAATAATTTTAATGATCCAATAATTGATAAATTTAATAATCAAGGATATTTAATCTATAGAGATGGATTCTATATATTTCAACCATTTAATGAAAATGAAAATCTACCAATGAATTATAGAAATAAGTTTAATAAGGAATTAGTAAATAATCCATCAATATATAATTTTATTAAGAAGCATCCAAAATATAAAGAATACAAAGAAGAAATTAATAATCAGTCAAATAGTATATCTATAACTTCTGAATCCTCTCAACAAACACAAGAATATGATTTTGATAGTGAAGATGTTAAAAATTACTATGAGAAGCGTGATGAAAATGATATAATAGGTATATTAGATATGAAATTAGATAAAAATAGAAATAAGATAGAAATATTTAAATTAAAAAATAAAAGACAAGTGTCTGATAAAAAGAGAGGTATTGGTATTACAAGTTTAAAAGGCGCAGTATGTGATAATGCATTCGAAAAAGAAGAATTATTAAAAATTGGTAAAAAAGTAAATGCTATTAATTTTGATCCTTCTGGAACAAGAATTGATATATGTGAAAAGATACGTGAAAGAATGATATTTCTTGAGAAATACAGTGTTGATAATAAAACATATTTAATAGTACCAAAAAATCATTCATTATTTGAATTTCCTTTTAATCTTAAAGACCGTGTAGAATATATTAAAAATAAAATAGGTCAAACAAAAGAAAATAAGATATCTATTAAAAAAGAAGATAATGGTATATTTGATGGTACTAGAAATAAAAAATATCCAAAATATATAATTACAGTTGAAGGTAATGTAAACCAATCATTAATTGATGAACTAAAGTTTACTAAAGATGGAAAGAAATATATTAAGATAGTCGAATAATTAAATTTTATATAACAAAATTAATTTAGAATCATTTTAAAGTTGTTCATATTATAAAAAATATATATATATAATATATATATATATTATGAATAGAATCGATTATCTTAAAAGATCTGCAGCTCAACGTACTATAAATGTAGTTGAAGACAATAAACAAAAAAATATTGCTGTAGAAGCTGCCCCCAAAGTAGAAGCTCCAAAAGTAGAAGCCCCCAAAGTAGAAGCACCAAAAAAAGTAGAAGCACCAAAAGTAGAAGCACCTAAAGTAGAAGCACCCAAAGTAGAAGCACCCAAAGTAGAAGTACCCAAAGT